GTCGCCAGTCAACGTGCCGCCGGTAGTTGGCAAGCCACCACTGACTGTTGATGCAATCGTGACGCTACCGGAACCGTTGGTGATCGAAATGCCAGTGCCAGCCGTGAGCGTGGATTTGCTCAGCGTATTGCCAGTGGTATTGCCGATCAGCAGTTGGCCGTTCGTGTAAGTGGTTTGACCTGTGCCGCCATCACCAACGCCCAGTGTCCCTGTGATGCTGCTGGCACTGAGATCAACGGCCAGTTCGGTTGATTCAATCACCAGACCGCCATTGGCCTTCAGATCAGCGGAGAAGGTGGTGCCAACAAGATCAAGGCCGTCACCTGCGGTGTAGGTGGTATCAGTGCCAGCGATGCTGATGCTGCCATTGCCATTGGTGATTGAGATGTTGCTGCCAGCGGTCAGAGTTGCCTTCGTGAGCGTATTGCCAGTGGTATTGCCGATCAGCAGTTGGCCGTTCGTGTAAGTGGTTTGACCTGTGCCGCCATACAGTGCGCCAATTACAGTGCCCTGCCAGGCACCAGTGCCGATGGTGCCAACGCTGGTCAGGCTGCTGCTGACAACACCGCTGCCGAGGCTGGTGGCATCCAACACCTTGGTGCCAGCAATCCGGTACTCCTTGGCGCTGGCAATGTTGACGTGCTCGCTGAACGTCCACGCATCAGTGGCATCCACCCAGTTGATCGTCTTATCAGTGGTGCCTTTCAGCGTGATGCCGCCACCATCAGCCGTTACATCCGACGGGGTAGTGACTTGACCGATGACAACGTTCTTGTCTTCAACGATCAGGTGTTGCGTATCGATCGTGGTGGTCGTGCCGTTGACCGTCAGATCACCTTGGATTGTGACTGCTGCATCAAAAGTCGCCGCACCTGTAACGTCCAGCGTGCCCGGCACATCGATGTTGCTAGTCCACTCAACGTCATTGCCGTTTGCAGCCGTCTGGAGCAGCTGTCTGGCGCTTCCATCGGCCAGTTTGCTGACAGCAATCTCAGCGTTGCTGGCTACGTCGGCGTTGACAATCGGATAGGCACTCAGCTGGCTCCATGGCGTGTAGGCCAGCGATGTCCATGCAGTGCTGCCAGTGCCGATCTTGATCTTGTTGGTATCTGATTCAATGCCAATCTCACCAGCCAGCAGCGTCGGGTTGGCAGCCGTCCAGTTGGCAGCCGTATCACGCCGTTGCTTTTGCAGTGCTGATAGCGTGATGCTCATGCTGCCCCTATGGGATTGATGATGTAGTCTCGCGCAGGTGCTGCTGCTGCGCCGCCTCCATCAAGGATATACGCTCGCGCTGGGCTTGCTGGTGCTTGCTGCGCATCAAACACCAAATCCCCAGTGTCGATCGGGATGGTTTGCAGGTCAACTTCGACCTCCCATCGGCCGCACGAGCTATCGGTGATGCTTGGCGGGCCTGCATACTGCCAAGCAAAATCACTGATCAATGGCACTGGTGGCGTAGTGTATCCGCTCCAGACCTCAGACGACAGAAAGAAAATGTCAAAGCTGCCCTGGCGCCCGACATAGTGCGCAGTGATCAGGTCCAGCTGCACCTGCGTCAGGCGCTGGAATGACAGCGAGAGGCTTTGACCAATGCGTCGATTGCCACGCCTGAAGCCACCTGTGACGCCTGACAATGCCACCTGCTTGACATTTGGCACATCACCTGGCGTGAACGTGCGAGTCGATGGGACCAGGGCTGGAAAGGTGCTCATTAGATCGGGGCTGCTACCAGCTCGATAGTCATGTTGTAGCGAAGCGGAGCGGAAATGACTACCTCGAATGGTCCGGTGTAACGCCACTCATAATCAATCGAATTGATTGGTGGAGTGCTGTAGCCAGCCCATATTGCCGATGGCAGGTCAAAGGCCAGCAGCGTGCCTTCCTGACCGCTGTAATGGTCAAGAATCAATGTGGCATTTGCTTCGGTGAGGTACTGATAACCAAGCGACAGGATCTGATCGACCCGGTTGCTGCCTTGTAAAAATCTGACATTGCCACCGCTGACACCTTTATAGGTGAGCTGTGGGTAGTCGCCGAAGGTCAACGCTCGGGTTGCTGGTTCAATGGCGGGGAAGGTAGCCATTAGAGCACACGGAAGGAGCCGTTAACGATTGAGTTGCTGATCTCCGCGATGTCGCTACCGCTCACCGGGAAATGCTCTGCCTCAATCGTACTGCCGCCATTGGTGTCGTAAGTGATGCCAGTGATCTGATACCACTCGATTTCGGTGCGGTTGTCGCCGCGTGATGAGATTCGCTGCCGTTGGATTTTGATGATGTCTGTTGGCTTGAGACCAGTGGTGATCAATGCTGTTTGGAAGTTGATGCTATGCGTTGAGAACTTGCGTTTGGCCAGCTCGTACTTGGCGTAGATCACCGCATGATCAGGACTGGCACAGAAGTCTGTCATGTCGAACTGCTCAACCGGAGCATCGAGCGCCGTGGTGGTATAGGCCACTTGCTTGGTGCGTTGAATGCCGATCTCGCTTGGGTTGGCTTCTCGGTAAAGCATCACCGCAATGAAGTCTTGCCGATTTGAGACGGCGCGGTATGACTTGTTGAAGCTGCCAGACAGGATTTCGTCTTCAGTGAACGTGGCTGCCGGCGTTAGTGCCGTGAGTTTAATTGCGTTGCCAGTAAGTGGCAGCAGCGGTTCAAAGCGATATTGTCCGCCAAGCGACAAAAAGGACAGCAAAAAGTATGGCGCAAGTGTTGAGGCAATGTCAATGATATTGACGGTTTCATCTAGAACGCCATTGAAGAATAAGCTGTATTGACTACAGAATGCTGCGATGCTGGTCAGATTCCCAACAAAAATTGGCGATGCAATATCAGCTGTTGCAGCACCATTGGCTTGCTTGTAAATGGTGAAGAGATACATCACCAGATCTGCCAACTGGTTGCTGGCCCCACGGGGATACACGCCGGCGACCAAGCCGCCGCTGTACAGGTCAACCTTGACGCCTTGTTCGTAGTAGATAAAGATCTGCTTAGTAGTTGTAGGGTATGAGCCTTCGCTTGGCGGATCATAAATGTCGCCTTCGATCCTTAAGAATGTGATGTCTGCGTAGGCGGAGTTATTCGCCGTTGGCGTTGAGGCTGGGTTGGCGTATGGACTGACTACAATTTCACGTTGAACCCCTGCAAGCGTTCCAGTGCTGGCAGGATTTAACATGTTTACTTGATTATTGACTTCTGTGACTGTGTTGACAAAAATTGCGCTGGCACCAGGGGGGAGACCCAGCGCTGTGTTGAATGCGGAATCAGGTGAGCTGACGCCTAGATCTTCTATAGTGCCGACAGTTTTGCCGCCGATCGCCACGCCGCCACTTGATATTACATTGTATACAAACTTAACTGAAGGGCTTGGCGTAATGCCGATAAAAGTAAAAAATGCTGTCGTTACGTCGGCGCCGGTGCTTGAATTGAAAACCTCAAGTGAATCGGTAGCAACAAAAAATACTGAGTTACTCGTATCTCCGGTCCCCCTAGTAATCTCTTTGGTGCCCTCGTAAAAATCAGCCGAAACAACCTCTATGAATGTGCTGTTTACCTGCGCCTGGTACAAAGCACTGAGATACGAATAAGTCTCAACGCCGCAAAACAAGCTGCTGCCACCAATCGGACAAACACTGGGCGCTGCCACAAGACTTGCAGCAGTTGCGTAGTCATGTGCAAGTGTAATAGTCTGGTCGGGTAAAAATGCAACAGTTCGCAAGCCCACCCAAGTGCGATATTTTACAGGTGAGCTGACGATTTCACCTTGACTAATTGCGTATAAAAAGCTGCCAACAAAGCTACTGGTCCCGCTTTTTAACATTGGCGGCTGCACCCACACGCCGCCGATATTATTGACGCGCTTACCAAATATAATCGGTATCGTCTCGCCGGGTGTGCCAATGCGCTGTGCTTTATCAATGTCAGCTGATGGCTTCTTGGTGGTGAGCAGTGAATCATCCAGCTTCTTGCCGGCACGTGCTGGCTTTGCCTTCTCCTGTGACGCAGCTTGAAATGTACCTTGCCCGATTGATTCGGCTGGAACTGGTGTTATTGCGGCAGCCTGTGCAGCGATGTTTGTCACTTCAATCAACCTCCATAGGGCAATTTCGGACAACAGTTGCGTAGAAAGTCAAGGGTACATTAAACGTGCCTGCCGTGACCAACTCAACGCATAACTTGCGGCCATCAGATGATTTGTAAATCCGCTTGCCATCATTCAACCATAATTCTACATCGTGATGTATGCAGCCATCAGCGCATGTTACGGTTAATCCAGTTGCAATTAATCCTTTTATCATTGTCCCACAAACCTCCCGATCAAATCTGATGCAATCTTACGAGTAGGCACCTGGCCTTTTTGCTTGTCAATCGCTGGATTGACTGACCACGTGATAGCCGTATCACTAAGAGCCGCAGATTCAATGCTACCAATATAGCGGTTAATGATCTGCGCGCTGCTGGCATCAAATGAATCCTCACCAGGATCTTGCACGATCAGGGTTGCAATCACCAGCGATCCACCACCTACAGCCTGCTCAGTCAAATCAACTACATCGCCAACCGCAGCAATGTTTACGTTTAGCTGATTGATTGAGCCGGCATCAACGGAGCTGAATCCGTCAACATCAAACGCCAGATACAGATAACTACCTGCTACGTCGGTGTCAATGCTGAACGTTTGCGCTACCTGATAGAAGTTCTGCCATTGCCGTGTTGGCGCACGTTTGCCGGTAGTCGGATTGCGCACGTTTGTGCGATCGGCGTAGTATTCAAGAAAGCACATGATGTCGTAATCGTTCATCAGGCCAGCCCCACTGCGCGGCGTGTGCCGCGATCATTGCGCATCATATTCAGAGTCTGCTGCACGCCAGCCTGCACGGCACGGCTCATGTCTTGAGTGGTGACATAGTTGGTGCCATTCATTTGAGTGACCGGGCCAGTCTGAATGCTGACGCTAGCGCTTGCTGGCACAACCACACCACCTTCAGCAAACCGTGGGATTGCAGCCCCCCCACGCTTGCCAGCCATCCAATTAGCCGCAAACCCAGAAGCCTTGGATTGTGGGACGATGTACTCAGGCTCTCCACCTTCACCAACCATGGCAAGGGTTGGGCCGCTTACCACGCCACCTTCTGCAAACTGTGGAACCTGTGGCATTGGTAGCTGCGGAATCTGAGGCAACCGCAATCGAGCCAATGCCTGGTTAGCGCCTCTAATGATGTTATTAACAGCCTGCACTACGCCGGCAATAGCGCTGCCGATGCCACTTAGGATTTGGTTCACGATGCCACGCACGGCAGTGAAGGCTGCTTTAAATGGTGCCGTGATTGCATCGGTTACAGCTTTGAACGTATTGGCAATGCCCTGAACCAATCCGCTGATGGCTTGGCTGATGGGTTGCACAAAGCTGACAGTCACAAACTGAACGACAGCCTGAAAGCCAGCAACGACTGGATCAATAAAAATCATCTTGAAACCCTGCGCAGCCTGTTGCAGGACGGCGCCAATCGCTTGGAACGCTTGGCCAATCTGATCACGAAAGGCATAGATCGCCACGCCAGCCGCTACGGCAAGAGCAATCCAACCAACCGGGCCAGTGAAGACGCCAGCGAGAATTGGCAGCAATCCACCAAGCGCTCCGCCAATCGCTGTTAGGACTGGCACTACCGCACCCAAGGTTCCAGCCAATGTGGCAAAGATTGTTCCACCAGCAAAGACAGCGCCAAGCGCGCCGCCGATGGTGACGATTGCACTAATGGCTGGAGCCAATGCCACAAAGGCAAGAGTCAATGCGCCAACTGCGGCAATGATTGTTTGCAATGGTGCGGGCAACCCTGAAAACCACGTTGCCAACCCTGCTATCCCATTTGCCATCTGAGTGATGAATGGCAGCAATGCCGTAATTGCTTGGTTAAAAGGCCCTGCTACAGACCTAGCGATTGCATTCAATGAATCATTGAACTTGTCGGCAGCCTGCGCCATCTCGGTGTCAATAGTCGCTGAGTATTGATCCATGGCCTGGCGGCCACCATTAAGCATCGGGATCAGGTTCATCCCTGACTTACCAAATAGTTCCATAGCCAGTGCGGTCTTCTCCGCGCCATCTGGCATCTTGGCAAACCTATCCGCCAAGTCGAGCATGATCGCATCAACGCCGCGGATCTTACCCTGGGCATCCGTTGAACTGATGCCAATCGCCTTAAGAGCTTCATTAGTCTTCGACGCAGGGTCGACGATTCCTTTCGATAGTCGCCCCATTGACTTGGCGACTTCATCGATGCTGCTGCCTGAATCCTCTGCTGCTGCACCAAACTTGCTCAGGAGCGGCACCGCAACACCCGTGCGCTGACTGAGATCGTTGAGGTTGTCGGCTGCATCAATGGCGCGCTTCCCTAGCGCTCCAAGACCAGCGATACCAACTGCTGGCACCAATGCGCCAAGCGCGCCGCTGATGCCAGCCGTTGAACCCTTGAGCCGGCTAAACGCACCAGACAAACCTTTTGCTTTACTGTCCGCGTTGCCAAGCGCACGACCAAGATTGTCGATCTGGCCCAGACCGTCAACCTTTGCCTTGATCGTCAAGGCCGTGGTCATGTCCAGCGCCATGCTCAGCTCTTGCGCTTGTTCATTGCTGCTACCACTGTAGCCTCCATAATCTGTAGATCAGCAAGCACTTCGAGCGGATCGGCAAGCTGCAACATCTCAACCACCCAGCGCACGGCGCCATAGTCCAATCCGATCACAGTGCCAGAATCAGCGCGCCATTGCGTCTGGACCTTAAGGAACAGGCGCACAGCAGGCCATGCCTCCTGCTCCACTTCGTAGTTCATGACCGCTTTGCTTGGTGGTGGCTCAATGCCCAGCACAGCTGCATCCTTTGCTGTGTCATCCACCTCCATGCCACCAAGCCAGTGCTCAGCGGCCCCTATTAGTTTTTTCTCTTTTGCTCCACCAGCGACTCGAAGTACGCAGCCACAAGTGAGCCGGCCATCATGGATACATCCAATAGCTGCGCCTTAACGGCATTGCTGAATGGCACAGGTTCGCCATCGCCATCCACGATGCCATCCCATCCGACAAGGATCTCAGCCGCAATGCTCTGGTCGCTGATGCCCTCGCCGGAATCCTCACCACGCTCAGCGGCACTCACACGCAGCTGCACCTCACGCTGGATTTCATTGATGCGGCTTTGGGGCAGCCGCTTGAACTCGGCGTCAAATGTCTGCCGCTCCCGCTTGCCACCGTTGGCCGGGAGCTTAATGCTCACCGGCCAGGTGTAGGAGTCTGACTGCTTAAGGACAAAAGCCACGTGGATCAGGTAAAGACAATCGCGACCTCATCATTGCCTGAATCGGTCGGTGTCGCAATATACGGCAGCGTCAGCATCTGGATCCCATCCTCGTCGCTGTACGCCGGATTGCCCAGATCAATCTGACTAGCCGTGAATGTCACGATGTTGCCAGCCGTTTGACCATGCTGGAAGGTCAAGTTGCCAGTGCTGCTGCCAGTGGCATCGTTGAAGAAGTTGTGAGCGGTGACCGATACCGCCTCGATCATCACCTCACCAGCAGGAAGGCGATTGGTAATGATCACTTCCTTGGTGCAGCCCACCAGCTCGCGGTAGACCAGCTCATTGGCCAGCTCCATCGTGAAGCTTTGCAGGCATCCGGCATAGCTGAAGACCTGGAAGCCAGTGGTGTTGCCCTGCTTGAAGACCACCGGATCAGCCTGGTTGGCATAGGTGGGGCTGCTGATGGCCACTGCCGTCGGGGCGTTGTAGATGCCGGTGAACTCAAAGGCAATAGTGGGGATCTCACCCACAGTGCAATTCAACGAGAAAGTGCCGCGGCAGCCGGTCGCCTTATGCAACACGCCATCGTTGTTGAAATAAATTGTGACCGAACCAGGAGAGGCGTTGCTATTGGGTGCGTAGGTGACGCTGGTGCTGGCAGATACGGTCTCAGTGAATGAGCAAGCTTTCAGGAGAGGGCCATATGCAGGGGCAGTGCCAGCGACGCCAGAACCTGCTAGCTCCACCTCGAAATTGACTAGCACCCGGGTCTGTGCCAGCAGCTGCTCAGATTGACCGAGGTAAGGCCGGATCAGCTCACGGCTGACAGTCTCAGCCTCAAGCGGTGTGACTTCAATGTTGCGAACCAGAATTGCATTGGACCCGACAAGAGGCGTAGGGTCGGTGCCGTAGGTAGTTTCGATTTCAGCCAGCAGCAGCTGGCGGCGAGAAAGCAGCGGCATGGCTTGAGGCCGGATGAATCTTTCACTCTATGCTAGCTGGCTCAGCTGATGCTGAGATTAGTGACTGAAGTCCGGTAGCGCACCAAGTATTCAAGCGCGATGACGCCAGCAGTCTGATCAGCTTCTATCAGATCAAAGCTGACCGATTGCGGCTGCACATCAATGGCATAACCGCCCAGCGTCAGATCAGCCATGATCTTGGCGTGCGCGCTTTCCACAATCGGATCCGCCAGCTGATCGGGAACATCACCGCGAACGATGACAGCGACGCGCACAGTCAGACTCCAATCCAGCGTAGGGAGGCTGGTGTTTTGCTGGGCCGAGTCGGAGACGGGCTCAATCACAATGGCCGGACTCTCGCCCCTGGCCAGTGGTTCAACCCTGCTGCGATAGATCCGCGTGCTCACGCCCGTGGTGCCCGTTAGCGCTGTGCGGATCGCTGTTAGTACCTGTTCGCGTTTGGTGGTCATGGCTTAAGCAGATGCGACTTGAACAACCGTGCAGATGATGCCGGGGACGCTCGGGTGAGCGAAGGGACTGGTCTGGGCTGCCTCAGCATGGATATAGGCCGCAACGTTACTGGTTGCCCAGATCAGCTCGACGTAATCGTTGGTGGTCAAGCCCAACACAAAATTGACGCAGCCGATCACGTTGCCATCAACGCTGCCATGACGGGCAACGATGCTGAACCGGCTATCGCTGGCAGGAACGTCAACGCCGTTCTTGCGCAGCCAGACATTAGTGTCATGGATTGAGCTGTCGGTATTACTGAACTGAATCGAAAACGTAATGCTGTAGATGCCCGGATGGTCAATCGTCAGGCGCGTGTCTGAGATGATCTTGGTGCCGCGGCTTGCCGTGTCAATCTGCCGCAGCTTGATTCCATAAGCCGTATTGGCAAGCGCCGCCACCTGCGACGTCTCATCCCAGAACGAGCCCCAATATCCAGGGTTGCCAAAGTAGGGAAGGCCAGACCATACCGTCTTGCCGTCGCCGATCTTCAGGTTCTCGGTGTCGCTTTCAAGGCCAGGCTCACCAGCCAACAGCACTGGATTGACTGTTGCCCATTGGCTACGGGTGTTGCTCTTGAAAGGGCCGCTCATGTCTTCTGGAGTGCGATCTGAACGAACTTGCCATCATCGATCAACATGGTCTCGCGCACCGTATAGGCCACGCTATCCACCGTGATCGAGTTGCCACGGATCAAGCTGCCAAAGTTTGAAGCCCGTGCGGTCAGGGTGTAGTCAGTGCTGAGCACCATCCCATCGCTCAAGATCTGGCTCGGCATGTCCAAGATGCCATTAGCAGTAACGGCGCCAGCTGTGCAGCTGACGCCGAAGTCTGCCAGGAAGATGTCCAGATCTTCCGTGATCGCCATTAGCCGTACTTCGCCGAAGCGAGGCCCAACACTGCGACAGCACCGGCGCCGGTGCCACCAGCAACCGTGATCGAGATCTTCACAAAGCGCTTCAAAGAAGTCACGTTGACGTAGATCTTCTGCAGTGATGCAGTGTTAGCGGTAGTGGTGGTGAAAGCGCCGCCAGTTACGTCGGTGTAAGAACCGCCGGTAGTGTCGGATTCGGTCAGCTTGACAGCGTAGGTAACGCCTGCACTGCCAGCCTCGGCGTCCAGAAGGACAGCCATGTCGCCCTCGTAACCCTGCAGGTCAACGGCAGAGCCGGTGCCTGTGGTGGTTACAACGTCGTTGCGGAGTAGACCGAGGACCGTGGTCTTCGATCCAAGATTGTGGATGGTCATGGTTTAGCCCTCCGTCGGGGGGTTGAAGGTTTGCGTAAAGGTTGAGCAATAGTCTCAACCACATCAGCCACCTGGGCGGCTGCTTCGATTGCTTTACCAATGCCGATCAGGAGCTTGGCGTCGGAAGGGGATGCCTCAGTGACATCCCCAACACGAACCACCCGGCCCGCAAGCATTGTTTGCCGTAGGACCTGGATCAACATCAGAGGGTGTTGTTGCCGCGGCTGAAGGACTCGGGATGGCGAATTGCGATGTCGCAATCCTGCATCGCGATGACGCGCACAGTGCCGCTGGTGCTGTGGGTGTAGGGGTCAACCATCAGGTCGAGACCTGAGAAGTAACCGATGATCAGGTCGGCGAAGTTACCGAACCAGAGATCATTGGATGCCACTTGGTTGGACAGCACGCCGCGGTAACCGTTGACCTCGCCGTTCTCCATGATGAAGATGCCAGAGCCGGCGTCCTTCTTCGTGGTCTTCAGATTGCCGCGCATGGCAGCGTTCATCAGGTAGACAGGGCTGCCCAGCAAAGCGTTGGCGGTTGCCACGTCGCTCTCGAGTGCCACCACCTCAGCAAAGGTAGGAGCATCATTAGCGAAGTCTTCAGTGCCGATGCCGGTGGTGTTCTTCAGGCCGAGGGGCTCATTGCTGGCGCCCGTGCCGTAAAGACCAGCGGCGTCAATCTTGAGAGCGATCACTTGAGCCAGGTCGTTGCGAACCATGTTCTCCACGTCGATGGAGGACTGGATCATCAGGCGACGGCTGAAGTCGGTGTAAGCAGCCACGGTGCGGGGCACCAGGCTGACCTGATCAACGGTCTGCTGGGATTCAGTGGGGGAACCGGACTCGGCCACCCAGTAAGCGGTAGCGGCGCCACTCTGGCGGGGAATTGCAACGTTGCCAGTCAGGCCGGTCAGCACGGTGGCGCCAGCTTGATCAAGAGC